CTTCGGCGAAGCCTGGGCGCACCGTTCCCGGAAGAGCGGGAACGACCTGACCGCGCCGATCATAGCCATTGCGGCGGCGCTCACTCGGAATGCTGGAAATCCACGCCACCGTCTGGCGGCGATCTTGTCCACGTTCGATCATCACTTGGCTCCTTTCTGAATTACCGGCGCGCCGGCCAGGCCGCAATAACCGCGGCGTTTGGCCATTGCAGCATCATGTTCCGCATCGACGGTCGCCTGCAGTTCCTCCCAGCAGCCGCCCTGCAGATCATCACCTTCACCGGACAGCGGAACCCATGCGGCGTCTGCCGGCACCGCCTCTGGCCGAGGCGGCTCGACCTGCGGATAGTCTTCCTCGGGCCACCACGTCTTCTGGTCGCGCTTCTCGAGTTCCGGATCGGTCCAACGCCACATGCCGCATTGATCAGCGACACAACGGCAGGCTTCCGGCACCCGGCGCTGGTCGTCGCAGTCGTTGAAGGTGGCGATCTGGTTCCTGGAAGTGCGCACCATTGGGCACCAGAGGCCAGCTGCTTGCTCTCGGTTGAAGATCATGCTGCGCTCCCGATCGCGCCCTTGGCTGCTAACTGGCTGCGCTTCTCGGCACGTCTCGCGCGCTTTGCCTCGGCCGCGTCGACTATGTGGCGCTGGCTGTCTGGCGGCGACAGCGGGTAGTCGTGCTCGGTGCCAGCCATCGGCGGTATGATGTCTTTCAGCCCTATGCGCGTGATGACCCAGCCGTGACACAGCTCGCCCTTGCGCTGGTGGCAGTAGAATGGGATGCCATCGGCGACGCACTTGCTGATGTCGAGCTGGGTCTGTGGGCAGCCGTTCGGCACTGTGCCCGCCCGGAAGGCGCAGGTCTTGCAGCGCTCGCCCTCGTCGACCTGTTCGCCCAGGCGCTTCTCGGCGATGTCGTACAGGCGTGCCATCTGCTTGCCCAGCAGCTGGCCTTCTGGCGTCACGCGGTGGTGATCATAGGCTTCCTTCACGATCTGATCTCCTTCTCGGCCTCAGCCATCGCCACGTTCAGCTCGGACATCGCAGCATCGCTTCCCCCAGCTCGATCAGGGTGGCGCACGCTGGCCAACTCACGGAACCGTGCTCGGATTTCTCCAGGCTTCGGCATCTTGTGTTCAGACCAGCCGAAAACCTCGCGCCAAGTCCGGTACGCTACCGGCGCCGGCAGTGCGGTGAACCCGGTGAATGCCCGGTCCAGAATCTGCGCGCCACCGTGCCGCTCGATCGCCCGCATCGCATCCAGCGTCGCGGCGATCGCGGCCAGGTTCTCCTCGACCTTGTAGTACTGGTCAATCGCCATCACGCGTTGCTCACCTTTCTTGACGTGCCAGTACACGGCGGCGCCGGCGTCACGCGGTACGGGCTGACGGGAATATGGCAACCCATCCTGACGCAACTCCAGGTTGGTCGAGATCACGATGTTGTCTCGGTCGATACCCATGCGCGCCAGTTCGGCCAGCACCCGCTTGGTCGCCTCGGCGATCGTGATCTCAACCTGGCTGTTGTAGGCCCGGCCCGGCTCTCGCTTCATCGTGTGGAACTTGCCGTGGCGCTGCTGGCTGACAGGCGTGCGCGGCCACCCTGCGGGCCACTGGAGCGGATAGGCTGGGATCACGATGCCCCGCCTTTTTGCTCGCGCGCCGCCGCACGGTCAATGCGCTCGATCTCGGCCAGCAGCAGCGCGGCCGCGCGCACATAGTTGGCGCGGGCATCGCGTGGCTTCCACCACGATTTCTCCCAGGGCCAGATATACGGCGCCTGGTCGTTGGCTCCGTTCAGGATGTACGATGCCGCGCCGCGCGGCAGCTCAGCCGCATGGTATCGGTCGTCGCCGTCGTGCGTCATTCCTTCGGCCTCGACTTGGCGCTGGCGCTCGGCCAGCACATCACGGGCGGCCGTCGTTGCCGCTTCCTGGAAGCGCAGCGCTTCGACCAGGCGCGAGTGCAGCTCGATCACGTCAGCTGCCGGGTCGACGATCTGGTTCTCGTCCCACATGATCACGTAGCACATGCCGCCGATGACGCGACCGGGGAAGCCGGGGCCGCGCTCGAGCGTGCCCTTGATCGCTTCATAGAAGGCGCGCAGGTGCTCAGGGTCTTCCTCATCGAACCAGGTCGGCGCACCTTCTTTCGCGCCGCGCTCCGGGTAGTAGCCCTTGTCGATGTCGGTGAGGATCGACATCAAGTCGCCTGCGGCCTCGATGTCCTTCTCGGACGGTTTTGCCATTTTCACTATGCTGCCTCCTTGGTAGATGACGCCGCGGCGCGTGCGCAGCTATCGCATGCGCCGTACTGCTGCAGCTGCTTGGATGTCACGACCTTGCCGCAAGCGCAGCGCTTGCGCACGAGGGCGATCGGCGCCGGGCTGGCCGCCGTTCGGTCACGGTAAAGGTCAGTGGCGATGGAACTGGGGATGCCGAATCTGCCGGTCATTCGAACATCCTTCCCTGCGCGGTCTGCCGCTCGAGCGTGGCGGCACAGGCCGGATTGAGCCACACAACCTCCGTCGACGCAGTGCCGTGGTCAGCGACATGCGGGCGCTCATGCCGGATCCAGTCGGGATAAAGCTCGTGGTCATAAAGGTCGCTCGGGTATCCAGACAGGACGACCATGCCACGCGCAGCGCGCAGCTTCGCTGCCAGTTCGCGATGGTCGTCATCAGTCATTTCGTGCCGGTACCCTCGGGCCTTCGCACGTGTGCTGCGGCAGTACGGCGGATCCGCGTAAATCAGGGTGCGTGGCGTATCCATCCGGGCGATGATGTCGACCGCAGGGCAGTTCTCGATCAGAACACCCTGCAGGCGCTGCGTGAAGGCCGGGATAGCGTTGTGCCAGGATGAATACTCGATCGCAGGTAGCACACGGCCATCGGTGAGATTCGCGCGGAATCCAGACTTTGCCGGTCGCGTCGCAGCTGTGCTGCTGAATCCCAAAAACGCCTTGATCACAAGCTTGTGCGCGCGATCCACCTCGTCCTCCGGTTCGCTGTAGGCGGCGTCGAATTCATCACGCGCAAACGGCGTAAGTGCAACACGGCGCTGCAGCTCGCTGGCACGCGCGGGATCCCGCAATACGCGAAACAGGTTCACTACCTCGCCATCGAGATCGTTATAGACCTCCGCTCCTACTCGCGGCTTCTGCAACAGCACGGACGCAGCGCCGGCGAACGGCTCAACATAGACAAGGTGCTCCGGGAAGAACGATAGAATCCACGGCGCCAGGCGGAACTTGCCGCCGTGGTAGCGCAGCACCGGCCGCGGCGGCGCCTCGCCGCTGCTCATGAAGTCGCGCTTCATGCCACTACTCCCTGCACTGGCCCGAACAGCGCCGCCACCAGCGGATCCCGATGAAGATTCACCTGCACCGTCGGCGCGGCCCGCGCGCCATCACCCGCCTGCTCGAGAGGTTCCGGCTTCTCGCCGGCCGCCCAGTACTCACGGTGGAACTTGGCATATTCGCCCGTCCGATGCGCGAGCCCCTGCACCTCCATGTGCACCAGGTGGCCTCGCGCGGTGTCGCGCTTGAGCCCACACTCCTCGGCGATATCGCAAATCGTCATACGCCGCTCGGCCAGCAGCTCACCGATACGCTTGATAGATTCCTCGCGGCGCGCGATCCATTCCGCGGCGGTCGCGCGCCGGAAGGTTGCGGATGGGCTGGGGTTGGTCATGCATATACTCCGTTATTCGTGTCTTCCAATAAGTCCAACTGGCGGCCTTTGCTCAGGTCCAGCCGGTAGATGTAGCTGCTCGCGCCGGGCCCGCGCGTTTCGCAATCCGGCATCCCGGCTGCTACCGCGGCCTCGCCGACCTGCCGGCATACATTGCTGCGCTCGTTGTCGAAAATGCAGCCCTGACAGTCGCGCGTGGCCGGCTCGGCGTAGAACCAGGTGCCGTTCGCAAAGGCTCGGATCACGGCGGCCGCTCCCGATTGGCGAGCCGGCAAGTGCACCGGTCGCCCTGCTCACAGTTATGGTTGCAGGCCGACTCGGGCAGGCTCTGCACCAGGTCGCCGATCAGCAAGACCCCCGCCACCAGCACCAGGCCGAGGCCGGCCAGCGGCAGGTCAGCCAGGAGCGCGAACGCGCTCAGCAGCAGGATGATGAGGATCGTCTTCACGCTTCGCCTCCTTCGGCCAAGGTCGGCCTGATCTGGATCTCGCTGCTGTCGATGCCGCCGCGGATGCCGGCGAGGTACACCACCATGTCGGGCTGCGTGCCGGTGCCGGTAATGGTCAGGCCGCTGATGAACTGGTTCAGGCCGCGGTACAGCACCGGGCGCGCGCAGTGCATGGACTTGAGCAGGGCCCAGTGGTGCCGGTACGCCGCTTCGTCGAGTGGCTCGTTTTGCTCCGGGTCTGGCAGCCCGCCGCCGGCGCGTCGAGACGAGAGGCCGGTCATCGCGCGCCCTCCCGAGCCCGCTTCAGCGCCGTGCGGACGTTCACCAGCACGAAGTCGATCGACATGCCCTGCGTGCCGTCGTAGTGCGGACGCAGCTCGCCCAGCTTGTGCTCGGCCCCTTCCAGCGAGGGCAGGAAGAAGGCGCGCGCCTCGGCCACTTTCTTGTCAACGTGGGAGTCGGCATGCAGCAGCGTGTGGTTGGCTTCCGGCGTGCACAGGAGGTCGGCCAGGCGCTTGATGGCGGCGCGCTTGTCGGCGCAGGCGCCGTTGGCGTCGTAGACGATCCGCTGTGCCTCGAGCATCAACGGGGCCAATGGGTTTGCGTGGATGGTCATGGGTGCTCCGTGTCGTGTCAGCCGTATTCGCGTGCCCGGCGCGGGGCCGGCTTGGTGTAGTCGCGGATGCGCCACTGCTTGGCGAGGTCCTCCCAGATCCGGCTGCCGTCGACGAAGTACTGGTGCACCTCGACTGCCGGGCTGTAATCGAGCTTCAGCACCTCGAGGCAGTCTTCGAAGATCTCGCGATCGACGCAGCGGAAATCCGTCAGGTCGAACTTGAACCGGTTGCCGTTGTACAGGCCGAGCAGGAAGGCGGCGACGTGACGGCATTGGCCCGAGTGGCCGCGCGCGATCTTCAGCAGCCGGGCCAGCGCCTCGACACCAGGTGGGAGCTTTTTCGCTTCATCCATGGGCGGCCTCCGCGACAACGGTGATGCCGCACGGCTGGTCACCCAGTAACTCGGCGGTCAGCATGGCGGCCTCGCTGCTGGAGCGCGCCAAAGCGTTGAAGGTGATGCTGGTGGTTGGCGTACGTGCCGTGATGAGAAATCGCCGCATTGAAGTCTCCGATTCGCCGCCCAGCGGGTGCTGAGCTCGGTTGCGATGAGGCGACTATACGATTGCGTATTACGAATGTCAATGCGAAAACGTATAATTTTCCGCATTAAGGATGCGAAGATGTATCAAACGGGGAGGGGAAGGCTATCGATGGGCGAAAAAAGGCCCGCGCGAGGCGGGCTTCGACGCGAGACGCTGTTTGCTATCTCACGAACGGCCTTGGTTGGTACTCAGGCGCACTTGAAGTACAGGGTTGATTGCGGTATCTGCCCCAATGCGCGCGGAATGTCGGTACTGCTGACAACGGAAAAATCACGCCCTTTCGAGGCGCAGAACTGCTTGGCCTCCTTCAAGTTCTCAGCTTGCAGGGTTCCCGCTGACGCCGTGATTCCATTGTCCTGACGAGACGTCATGTAAGTGTCTTGACCAGCTGGAACGACACCTGTCTGGGTCGCGCACCCAGCCGCCAAAAAAAGCATTGCCAGCAAAACCACCTTTTTCATCTATTTCCTCGACAGTTAAAAGTGTGAACGCACATCAAAATGGCACTTCGGGTTCAGCGGGCAATTCAAACTGGCGCCACTGCAAATCTTCATCGGTTAGCGCGGCCTCGGGGCACATCGCACCTCGGCTGATAAATCTCGATTCCTGGTCCCAAGCCACCAGCGCGACCGGTCGCATAAAAAAAGCTTCGAGCTTGGCGAGCAGCTCGGCGCCCTTGTCGCCTTCCAGCTGCTCGGGCTCGGCCTGCACGGCAATAAGTGGCGGATCCAGTGGAATGATCGCGTTGAACATCGTCACGCCTCCTCGGCCTGGCCGCACCGCTGTGGGAGCATGGCCCAGTCGATGTCGCGCATACCTAGCAACGCATACAAGTGCGGCCTGGCATCAAATTCCGCACGGGCACGCGCGCGAGTCCAGGACTCATCATCTCGCGCTACCAGCATCACTGGCAGCGCAAGGTCTTGCTGCAGCTGGTGGATCAACACGCTTGCGCGCGGCTCCGCCAACTCCCTGCACTCGACCAGCACTACTGCCAACCGCTCTTCACACAAACGTTGAACCGAATACAACATCAAAGGTGTTCGCTTTCCTTCTTTACCACCCGGCCAATGATTTGCACCGACTCGTCACATGTCCGCCTGTAGAACTGTTGCTGATCTGGATTATCCGAGGTAAGCCACCACCGGCCAGCATCCTTCGTCAACCTCTTCACCACGGGCTCGCCGTCGTAGTTGATCGCATATACGGCGCCGTCGATCAGCTTCTGGTCCGCGGTGTTCACGATAATCAGGTCGCCTTCGCGGTAGTTCGGCCACATGCTTTCACCGCGGACCAGCACCGCAATCAACTTGTCGGCTCTATACCCATGTCGCTCGATCCACTCGGTAGATACAGCCGTGGTCGTACCATCAAAAGGTTCTGGCTCGACTTCGAAGCCGCTGACGCCTGCTGTCAGCCGCAAACGTACCTTGGCGATAAGCGTAAATCTCGGATCGTTTGAGGCTGCGGCCTCCACTCGGCCTACGCTACCCGCTCGCAGCCCTTCCAGCGGGTTGTCGCCGGCCAGATCCCGCTCGCGCAAGTCCGCCAACGAACCCTGGAAGAAGTCGGCCAGCGGCTGCAAGGTCTTGGTGCGCGGATCGCTGCTCTCACCCGTCAAAATGCGATGGATGGTCGGCTGCGGCACGCCGGTGGCGCGCTGCAGTTCGTAGGGGTTCGTCTTCCTCTGGCTGATAAGCCATTCGAGGTTCTTGGCGACGAGGGTTGCCGGGTTGCTCATCCGGCAAATATGCGTTATCGCATACATTCACGCAATCCTTTATGCGTTTTCGCATTGACACTAATACGAATTCGTATAGAATGGTCGAAAACAACTTACCCCTTCGACCATGACCTTTCGTACAGCTCAAGAGGCCTGCCAGATTCTGGTAGCGGCCAAACAGTCCCAGGCAGCGATCGGCAAGCGCGCCGGCGTCAGCCAGGCGACGATCAGCCGGATCCTCTCCGGGGAGTTCAAGGACCCTGCCGGCTCGACGCTGGTCAAGCTGAACGAGTTTGCCGACGAGGTCGAGGCGGGAACAGCCGTTCAAGCAAAAAGCAGCACCGAACCTCAGCCGCATTGATCCCGCGGCTTTTTTTGTCGTCGAAAAGTTGCACTAGGGAACTTTCCCTGTATCACCTGATCCTGAACTACCGCCTAGGAGAAAACCATGAGCACCACCAAGCCGAACCTGAAGCGCGAGAAAACGTTGAAGGTCCCCTTGAACGATGTCGAGCAGGACCAGCTACGCAAGTTCTGCGGGACCCGCGTGGCGCCGTTCGTGCGGGACCTCGTCTTCGCGCACATCCGCCAGGTGACGAATCGTACCGCCGAGAAACGTGGCAGCGAATGGCCACGGCATGGCCATCAGCATGGCCACGCGCAGCGCTTCCCCGGCCGGGCGGCTATCGCAGGCGGTTTCAGGCGTCTGCATCTTTAACGGAGATTTCAAGCCGCGCGCCCTGGTGGGCGGGCATCGACCAACGGAAGGACCGCGATGACGGACAAGGAGTACAGCACACAGACACCGGACGAGCGGGTCGTGCAGCGCGCCAGGGTGTGGCGGGATCGCGATAAAGCTGCGAACGCCAGGCCCTGCAACGACACAAAGCGCGCCGAGTACTTCGCCCGGCGGCAGCTTCGCGAAGCGGTCGACCAGCTCGAGCAAAAACGCGCTGCCGAATAGCAGCAAGAAAAAAGCCCGCGTGCGAGGCGGGCCTTATCCACAACAAATTCGAGAGCAAAAAGCATGAGCATTGTACATCAGGGTAATACCCCCGCGGCCAGCCCCGTTGCGACGGCGCAGCGCAACGAATGCGGTACCGCAAACCATCCCTCCTCCGTCGACATCGAGCGCATGTTGCGCGCCGATCGCGCGCGCGCGGCCCATTTCGGCAGCGTCGCCTCGGGCCTGGCAGCGGCCTGGCGGGAGACCGCACGATGAGCGCCTACGACTGGAAGCCCGTGGACGAGCGCCTGCCCGATGACGGCACGCTCGTGATCATCGCCCTGAACGATGACGACGTGTGGACCGGCTACCGCGATGGCGACATCTGGCGGTACGTCGACGGCATGCCCATCACGGCCGAGCGCGTGACGGACTGGACGCACATGCCGGCGCACCCGCGCGCGGCGTGACCACTTTGCGCGCGAGCGCACCACCGAAAGGAAGCAATGAGCAGACTGACAGACCATGACCGCCGCTTCGGCCCGGTCACCTACGGGCGAAGCGATTGGGCCGCATGCCGCGCTGTGTGGAGCAGCGGCGACGATGAGGAAACGCGGAACTCACTGACCGTCAACGCGTTCGGCTGGGTTGCGCGCATCTGGCTGCCCACGATTATCCCCGCCTTCAAGGAAAAGCACACGGCCGCGTATTGGCCGGCAGAGACCATCGCGAGAATGGGGCGTGACTGGTACCACGAGATCCACCCGCGCGAATACGGCTTCTGTGTCAGCGACGGGCATCTGTCGGTGTACTACGGCCGGCAGACCAACGACAGCAGATCGACCCAGCGGAGGGGCTGGTTCCTGCCCTGGCGGCAATGGAGGCACGTCCGCTATTCCCTGTATGACCGCGCCGGCGAGCTGTTCTGGGAGCGGCGCCAGAAAAGCGATATTCGCGGCATGCAGGCGTTCACCGACCAGTACGAAGCCAAAAAGGCCTGTCCGTCCGCTTCGTTCCTGATCCGAGACTACGATGGCCAGGTAATCAGTGCGCGCACCGTGATTGACGAGCGTGAGTGGCGATTCGGTGAGGGCTCGTTCCGCTGGCTGAGCCTGTTTCGCGCCCCGAAGATCCGCCGCAGCCTGGAAATCGAGTTCAGCTCCGAAGTCGGCCGCGAAAAAGGGTCGTGGAAAGGCGGCCTGGTCGGAACCAGCATCGACATGCTGCCGGGCGAACTGCACGAGGCTGCAATGCGGCGCTACTGCGCGCTGGAGCATCGCGACAAGTCCGGCAAGTACCGCATCGAGTTTCTGAAAGCGATTTGACCACTACCCCGCCCGGCCAGCCCGGGCGACGACAACAACAACGACAAGGAGAAGCCGAGCATGATCACTCGCTCGCAACCGAGCTGCGTCAGCTGCGGCCAGCTGCAAGGGCGTCCACATGCCCAACGCTGCCCGCTCGCGCGCTTCACCTACCGCGCCATCACCGGAGGCGCGTCATGCTGACCCATAAGGTGCTCGGGCCCGACGCCCAGGGCAAATACTCTGTCGGATACCCGACACCAGGTACAACCGGCTACACCGTCGTTTGCGACGGCTGCAGCGCCGATGCGGCCGAGGAAGAGGCTGCTCGCCGCAACCGCCAGCAGCAGGCCACCGCTCGCGCCATCGAGGCCGAGCGCAAGGCGTGCGGGCTGAGGAAGGAGCGCGGGTGAAGCGTCCATCTTTTCAGTTCTACCCCGCCGACTGGAAGAACAATTCGAAGCTGCGCCGCTGCTCGGAAGCCGCGCGCGGCGCCTGGGTCGACATCCTCTGCCTGCTCAACGACTGCGACGAATACGGCGTGTGCCGCTGGCCATTGACCGAGCTCGCCCGCGCGGCCGGCGTGCCGCTCAAGCTGGCCAAGGAACTGGCTGCCAAGGACGTGCTGAAGGGCGCAGACAAGGGCGCGCGGGACTACTCGTTCGCGCCACGCCACGCGGGCAAGGAAGGCCAGCCTGTGGTGCTGGTCGTTGTTGGTGACGGCCCATGCTGGTATTGCAGCCGCTTCGTTCGCGATGAGTATGTCCGCCAGCGACGTGGCCAAAGTTCGCGCTTCACGAGCGAAAACCAGCCGCCTTTGGTCGGCGAAAATGAGCCACCTAACACTGCACCAAAGACCCCCATTGGTGAACGGCAGGGTGACGGCCTTACATCTACATCTACATCTACAAGTAAACCTACTACCCCTGACGGGGTAGTCGTCGCCAGCCAGGCTGGCAACCTGAGCTCGCAGCGGCCAGACAGGGCGCCAAGGCCAGACTGCCCGCACCAGGACATCATCGCCCTGTACCACGAGATCCTGCCCGAATGCCCTCAGGTGCGGGACTGGACGCCAGCGCGGGCCCAGCAGCTGCGCGCACGCTGGAACGAAGACCCGCGACGCCAGACCCTCGACTACTGGCGCCAGTTCTTCGTGTACGTGAAGCGCTGCGGCTTCCTGGTCGGACGCGGCGCCGGCGACAGGCCCTTCCTGGCCGACCTGGAGTGGCTGACCAAGTCCAAAAATTTCACCAAGATCCGCGAGGGAAAGTATGAATAACGCAACCAAAATGCCGCCGCACAGCCTGGAAGCCGAGCAAAGCGTGCTGGGCGCCCTGCTGCGCGACAACGACGCCGTCGACCGGCTGGGCGACCTGCGCGCCGAGCACTTCTACCTGTCCGACCACGCGGCGATCTTCCGCGAATGTATGCGCCAGATCATCGCTGGCAAGTCGTGCGACGTGATCTCGATGATGGTCGCGCTGGACGGCAAGATTGCCGAGGCCGGCTCCTACCTGAACTCGATCACGCAGGCCACGCCGTCCGCCGCCAACGTCGGCCGGTATGCCTCGATCGTGCGGGACAAGGCCGTGAAGCGCGCGCTGATCAACTTCGGCCGTGAGGTGGCCGACGCCGCGGCCAATTCGCCGGAGGAGTCGGCGGCGATGCTCGACCAGGCATCCTCGCAGCTCGAGCAGCTGGCAGAGGCGCGCATGCGCGCTGAGCCAGTGCTCGCGCGCGCCGATCTGCCCAAGCACATCGCCGAGCTGGAGCAGCGTGCGGAAGGCGGGGTCAAGGCGATCTCGACCGGCTATCCGGACGTCGACAAGAAGCTGAACGGCGGCCTGCGCCGCGGCGAACTGGTGGTGCTGGCCGCGCGGCCGAAGATGGGCAAGACCGGCTTCGCCCTCAACGTTGCCTGCAACGTGGCGGCAGACCATTCGGTGCTGGTCCTGTCGATGGAAATGCCGCGCATGCAGCTGCACGACCGGAACATCGCCAGCCTCGGGCGGATCCCGCTGCCGCACCTGCTGCAGCCGTCGATGATGACCGATGAGGACTGGGGCAACCTCACGCACGCCATCGCGAAGATCGAGGGGATGAACCTGTTCCTCGACGACCAAGGCGGCCTGCGCTTGCTCGACGTTCGCATGAAGGCCAAGGGCACGAAGCGCCGCCACGGCCTGGACTTGCTGGTCATCGATTACCTGCAGCTGATGGAGGGCGACGGCGACAACCGCAACGCGCAAATCGAGGGCATCACGCGCGGCCTGAAGGCGCTGGCCAAGGAGCTGGACATCGGGATCATCCTTCTGTCCCAGCTGAACCGCAAGCTGGAGGAGCGGCCGAACAAGCGCCCGATGCCGGCCGACCTGCGCGATTCTGGCGCGATCGAGCAGGATGCCGACGCCGTGATCTTCCTGTACCGCGACGAGGTGTACAACCCGGATAGCCAGGACATTGGGCTGTGCGAAGTGGATGTAGCACTGTGCCGCCAGGGCGCACCCGGCCGCGTGGCCCTGGCCTATATCGGTGAGCAGACGCGCTTTGAATCCCTGGCCCACGGCTGGATGCCGAAGAAGCCCGAAGCACCTGCGCGCCGGCCGCGTGGACTGGCTGCGCACCTATGAGCGTGCGCCTGTTCCGAGTCGGCGCTGGGCGCGCCTGGCACTACCGCTTCCAGGTCGCGGGCGTCCGGATCCAGCGCAGCACGCGCGAGACCGTCAAGGGCCGCGCCGAGAAGGTGGCCGAAAAGGCCTACCAGGATGCGGTCGTGCGCGCCAATGGCGGCCAGCCGGTACCGACTTTGCGCGAGACTGCGGCCGCATGGCTGGAGGTGCACCGCCCGATCGTGAGCCGCGCCCACGTGCGCAGCGTCGAGACCTTCATGAAGCTGCACATGTACTGGCTGGCCGATAAGCCGATCGGCGCGATCACAACCGAGGACGTCGAGATGGCGCGCAATGAACACCTGCGTTCGCACAAGCCGAGCAGCGCGAACCATTGGCTACGGATCCTGAAGCTGTTGGGCATGTGGGCAGTCAAGCGCGCCGAGATCCCCGCGTTGCCGTGGAAAGTTCGAATGTTGAAGGTGCAGAGGCGGCCGCGCGCCATGCTGCCGATCGATGTTGCGAACATCTGGTTCATGGCGATCGACAAGTCGGCGCGGTCGACGGCGGTAGGAACAGCGGTCCGTTTGATGTTTGGCGTCGGCCTGCGCGAATCCGAGTCATCGAGTGCGCGCTGGGAGTGGATCGATTGGGAGCGCGCTACCTACACACCAGGCATTACCAAGGGCCGGGAGGCCAAGCCGGTGCCGATGGCGGATTGGCTGATCGAGTATCTGGCGCCGCGGCGGCGTGAGTCGGGACTGATCGCTTCGCGCAGCGACGGCAGCCACCTACCGGCTGGCTTTTCCCGCAACGCGATGAAGCGAGCAAATGCAGCGTGCGAGCTTGTGGGAATCACACCGCATCGCCTGCGCGGCACCTTCGCCACGATGCTCTCCGAGGCCGGCGTGCCGCTTCAAACCATCCAGGAAGTGATGCGCCACAAGCATCCGATGACGACGATCGGGTACCTGGAGCCGAACCTTCAGACTGCCGCCAAGGCTGTGAACGCCATTGGACAAAGACTTGGAAACGTCCGGCGAGAAAGTGGCGATGCGGCAACGTAGTTTCATAGGAGAACGAAAATTATCAACAGTCATCCGGTACTTTCCAGCCGATTTCAAGGAAATGAGTTGGCCGAAGGCACGATCCGGCGATATCGACGAGTGCAATTTTGCCGGATAACGCCGAGCGATAAAGCCGAATAAAGCCGAGGCGAAATGCCGACAAAATTTGCGCGCCGCCCGAGCGAAACAGGCAAAGGCGCGCCTGGGGGAGCAACCAGCGTTTTGCCGAAGGATTTTGTACCGAACAACGACAAGAGGACGAGCATGACGAACGCACCGGGCGAGGGACCAACGTGAAAGAGAAGCCGAGCATGAAGGAGATGAGCATCGAGCGCCGGCTACAGAACTGGGCGCATTGCCAGCGCGGCAAGGGCGGCGGGTCAATGAGCACGCGAGAAACGCGTCGCGTCTCGCCGTATGGTGGTCAAGGCTACCAGTGCATGACCAACGTCGTGTGCACCCTGATGAGGGAAGCGGCGAACGGGCCGAAGGGTGGCGCGGCCACGCAGGCGAAGCTGGACTTCGAGGACGCCGCGACGATCAACGCTGCTTGGCTGCAGGTGGACACCAGGTGCAAGCTGCTGCTGCGCGACTTCTACGTGTTGGAGCGGGCAGTGAACGTCATCTGCCGCGAGATGAGCATCAAGCACTGGCCGGCGTCGCATTGGCAGCGCGAGCTGCGCGCTGCACAGGCCGCGATAGAATCGATCATCGGCGCGGACAGCGAAAAGTAATGGTGATGGTTGGGGGTCGTTGGAGGCGTGCTGCCCGACTGCTGGGTCCTAACGCCAACCACGTGTGTGTTAGCATTGAATCAACGCGCGAGCCGTCGCGGAAGTAGCCAAAACTGGAGAAAATATGCTGAAGATTAATGGCAAAGAAGTGATCTATTCGACATCGTTTGTAATGGAGAAAGGCGACGATGTTGTGCTGAACCCGCCAGGAGTAATCGGTCGCAGTATCAAGATCGTGGCGCCGCAAAACGCGTCAGCGATTGGTGAAGGAACCCAAGGATTCGCTGCCGATGAGTCGGACCTCGCACAAAGCGTCATAACCGTGCCTTTCGCCGATAAAGGAAACTTCGTCGTCGAACTGAAGGACGGCCAACTGGCCTCAAAAAAGGGACCGTTAAGCTGCCGAATTGCTGGCTACACCCTTGGTGCTAGGGCCATGCTGGTGCACTTCGATCTTCACGAAGGCCGATACGACAACTACACCGGCGATTAATACCTTCGTGTTAGAAATTTCTTGACAGTCGGAAATCTGAACAGTAAATTCCTGCCAACAACTTATTTCCGTCAGAACACGACGCGGCCGGTTCCCGATTGGGAGCCCGCGGCGTCTCCGGAAGGATAGGACGAAGCCCTGCCGCAGCAATGCGGTGGGGCTTTTGCATTTCAGAGTCTCCTCCACACGTGCCATTACGTGTGGTTTCGCCCGCCAGGTGCAAGCCTGCGCGGGCTTTTTTATTCGTAACGTCACAGAAAGGGGGTAAGGATGGGCCGCAAATCTTCTCTAACCCCCGAGCAGTGGGCCGAGGTAGAGCGCCGGCACTTGGTCGACAACGTGTCGATCAACGCGCTCGCAGCGGAGTTCGGCGTGAACGAGTCCTCAATCCGCCGCAAGCTCAAGGCGAGCAAGGGCGAGTCGTCGAGCGGCAAGAACCGCCTCCAACAGCTGGCCGAAGAGAAGGTGCGCACCGATGCCGAGAGCAAGCGCGTCACCGCGCAGATCGCAGGCCTGCCAGTAGCCCAGCAGGTGATCGTGTCCGACTTGGCGCGCAAGCTGAGCAACATCAGCGAGCACATCGGTTCGGCTGCCGAGATCAGCGCGGCATCAGCACATCGCCTGTCGATGCTGGCCAACCAGCAGCTGGAGAAGGTCGACGACGTGAACCCGCTCAGCAGCGCGACTGAGCTCAAGACGTTCGAGGCGCTGCAGTCGATGGCAAACGGCGCGAGCCAGATCCCGATGAACCTGCTGAAGGCGAACAAGGATGCCATCGACGAGCAGAACAAGCGCGTGAACGACCAGGCCAGCCCGGTCAACCCAGCACGCGGTACCGTATTCAAAATCGTGAGGCCGGCGTGACCGAGCTGCTCGAGCAACCACTGGAAATCGAACTGTTCGAGGCGTTCGAGTTTCTGCTGTACCCGAAGCGCGTCAAGGTCCCGTTCGGTGGCCGTGGCGGTGCGAAGACCGAGGAAATCGCCGAGATCCTGGTGTGGATGATGTGGCAGTACGGCACGAAGCTGCTGTGCGCGCGCGAATTCCAGAACTCGATCGAGGAGTCCAGCAAGGCCGTGCTCGAGGCGAAGATCGAGAAGCTGGGCCTGGGCGGCTTCTTCGACATCCAGAACGACGGCATCTATGGCCGCAATGGCTCCTGCGCGAAGTTCGTCGGCCTGGCGCGTAATGTGGCTTCGATCAAGTCGAAGTTCGGCTATAACATCGTCTGGGTCGAGGAGGCGGAAAACGTCAGCGAGAACAGCTGGAAGGTGCTGGTCCCGACCATCCGCGAGGCGAACTCAGAGATCTGGATCAGCTTCAACCCGAACGAGCCCGACGCGCCGACCTACAAGCGCTTCGTGCTGCCCTACATCGACCACATCAATGCCGAGATCGCCGCCGGCCGGCCTGGCGTCTATGAGGACGATTACACCTACGTGCGCAAGGTGTCGTACCGTGATAACCCGCGCTTCCCGGACGTACTGCGCGTGGAAATGGAGCGCGACAAGGCCGGCAATTTCAAGAAGTACCTGCACGTGTGGGAAGGCGAGTGCAATGCCGACTACGAGGACTCGGTGATCGAGCCCGAGTGGATCGACGCGGCGATCGACGCGCACAAGAAGCTGAACTACAAGCCGCGCGGCGATCGCGTGGTCGGGTTCGACCCGGCCGACAGCGGCACCGATGCGAAGGCGCTCACGAAGCGCTACGGCATGCTGGTCGAGGACGTGAAGCGCTGGAACGACGGCGATATCGACGACGCGATCACACGCACCTTCGACGACGCCTTCGACTACCGCGCCGACATCATCGTCTACGACAGCATCGGCGTCGGCGCCGGCGTGAAGGTCGGGCTGAAGGAGCGCATCGCCAACCGCAACATCGACGTCCAGGGATTTGGCGCGGGCGACTCGCCCTGGCCCGGCATCTACGAAGCCGACCGCAAGAATGAGGACGTGTTCCGGAACCTGCGCGCGATGGGCTGGTGGCTGCTGGCGGACCGATTCCGCCGTACCTATGAAGCCGTGGTCAAGGGCGAGTACCACGACCCGGCCACGATGATCAGCCTGTCGAGCGACATCAAGGACCTGCAGCAGCTGAAGACGGAGCTGGTCCGCCAGCAGCGCAAACGCACCGCAGGCTCGAAGATGATCCAGCTGGTGAGCAAGGACGAGATGCGCGCAAAGAAAATCCCGTCCCCGAACATGGCTGACTCGCTGATGATGGCCTTCATGGTCAAGGACAAGAAAAAACCGATGCATGACTTCACGAAATCCGCCGCGGCCGGCGCAAGGGCACTCTGATGGCAAATGACCTGAAACAGGCGCTGGAGATGTACCAGGACTCGATCGAGGCGACGCGCGAGCAGCGCCTGCAGATCGAGGAAGACCTGAAATTCTCCGACCCGTCGAACCCGCAACAATGGGACGAGGCGATCAAGCGCTCGCGCGAGACCGACCCGGGCGGCGCGCGGCCGTGCCTGGTGATGGACCACACCGGCCAGTACGTGGCCAACGTGGCCGGCCAGGTCGTCAAGTCGCCGCCCGCGATCCATACCGTGCCGGTCGGCTCGGGCTCCGACATCAAGGTGTCCGAGCAGCTCGACGGCATGCTGCGTCACTTCGAGTACTCTAGCCGCGCGCAGACCCACTACGGTGTCGCCCTGACCTCGGCAGCCCGCACCGGCGTGGGCTACCTGATCGTAAGGCCGGTCTATACCGACCGTGCGATGGGCTACCAGGAGCCGCGCATCTTTGCCGAGGCCGACCCGCTGCGCGTGGTGTTCGACCCGTGGAGCGTGGAGCTGGACGGCAGCGATGCTACCTTCGGCTACCTGCTCACGTCGATGAGCGAGCGCGAATTCGAGCACAAGTACGGCGCCAAGGCCGACAAGGTCAGCTTCGGCGCCGACCAGCGCGAGCCAGAGGGCCAGGCCGGGCGCCGCTCGATCATCGTGGCCGAGCAGTGGTACAAGGAAGACCAGATCCGCAACGTCATCATCTGGCTGGGCGTGGATGGCCAGGAGACCAGCGGCTCCGAGGAGGCATACTGGGCGGCGTGCAAGGCGGCAGGCGCCCAGCTTCACTTCGTGCGCAACTACCGCGACAAGGTCCAGTGCGTGAAGTGGCGCACGATGAGCGGTGCCGCGATCCTGGAGACGCCGAAGAAGCCAGACGGCAGCGATGGGCTCTACCCGGCTGACCACATCGGCATCGTGCCGGTCTACGGCTACTGGGGCATCAGCGATAAGCGTTTGAAGTACTGCGGTATCCCGCGCCGGGCCATGAACGCGCAGCGCGCGTACAACTATCACAAGTCCGAGGAGCTGGCCTACATGGGCGGCGCACCGAAGTCGCCGTACATGGCATCCGTGCGGGCAGTCCGGGGACTGGAGGCGATCTGGGACCGCGCATCGATCGACTCGCGTGCTTACCTGCCGTACAACGACATCGACGAGGACGGCCAGCCGGTCGCGGCGCCAACCCGCGCGAATGTATCCGTGAACCTGCAGAACCACATCGTCGGCGCACAAGACGCGCTGCGCGACCTCGAGGCGTCGATCGGAATGTACCAGGCCAACCTGGGCGCGCCGAGCAACGAGCAGTCGGGTGTGGCGATCGACGCACGCAAGGAACAGGGCGAGGCCAGCACGGCGCACTTCCCCCAGAACCTTGCTGCATCCCTCGGCCAGGTGGGCAGGATCGTGGTGCAGATGGCGGCCAAGCTCATCGACACCAAGCGGCAGCAGCGCATCCTCGGCATCGACATGAAGCCGGGCAGCGTCACGGTCGACCCCGAGCAGCAGCAGGCCGCCTTGGAGACTGACCATGGCATCAGCATCAACCCGAACGTGGGCACCTATGACGTCCGCGTGGTGGTGGGCGCGAGCTACAGCACCCAGCGCAGCCAGGCGCAGGGTGCGCTCTCGGAGGTAATGCGCAACAACCCGGATATGACGCCGGCGATCGCGCCGCTGTGGGCCCAGAACCTCGACATCCCGCATGCCGACAAGCTGGCCCAGGTGCTGACCGCGATGGCGCCGGCGCCCGTGCAGGCGATCCTGAACCCGGACGCGGCCAAGCAGCCGAAGACCGAGCAGCTGATGCAGCAGGTCGAGCAGGCGCAGGCCGCGCTAAAGGAAGCGATCCAGCACGCGCACGACGCGCAGGCCGAAGCCGACCAGGCCATGCAGCAGCTGCACGACAAGCGCGAAGAACTCGCGACCAAGGCCCGGGAGCTGGACATCAAGGCGTACGACGCCGAAACCAAGCGCCTGCAGGTGACCGCAGCGGCGATGACGCCCGACCAGATCCGGCTGATGGTGGCGGAGACCGTCGACACGATGTTGAGCCATCCCGACCCGCTGCCTGCCGAGGTGCCGAGCCAGCTGGCGGCGGCGCCGCCGCAGCAGCTGCCCGCCCCCGCGCCGCTGCCTGATCCGGCGCCCGAGCAATCCGATCCCGCTGCCCTGCAGCAACCAACCAACCCGCCGAGCGCGGGTTTTTCTTTGCCTGACCCACAACAAGGAGCATGACTTTGGACTCAGTAGAAAACGCATTGCCAACTGGCGACACCGCCGCGGCGGGCGGTAACGTCAACAATGGCGCCGAACACGAACCCGGCCAGAACAACCTGGCTGACGGCAATGGCGGCGCCGGCGGTGGCGAGGGCGAAGAACCCGCAGCGGCGGGAGCGAAGAAGGAAAAGACCGCGGAGCAGCGCGAAATCGAGCGCCTGCGCCGCCGCGTCGACAACCTGACCCGCCAGAAGTATGAGCTGCGCGCCGGCATGCCGGCCGCCGCTCCCCAGCAACAGCAGCAACCCAGCCACGCGGACGATGACGAACCCGTGACGCTGACCCGCGCCGAGCTGCAGCGGCAAATCGCAGAGCAGGCCCAGAGGCTTGCACCGACGATGACCGAGCAGCGGGCCGAGGCAGAGCGCCGCCAAGGGGTCGTCAACAACCTTGCCAAGGAATGGGGACCGGAGAAATTCGACACGCTCTCGGCTGAACTGGACGAGGCCTTCGGCGGCTTGGTCGATCGCAGCGGCAGCCCGAAGCCTGCCACCGACGCGATCTTCCACGCGGACGATCCGAAAGGCGTCATCGAATACCTGACCGACCCCGACAACGCAGAGGAAGCCGCCAGCATCGCTCGGATGGGCGCGCTGCAGGCCGGCCGCGCGATCGCCAAGCTCGAGCTGAAGCTCGAGGCCGAGAAATCGAAGGCGAAGCCGAAACCGAGCAATGCAGCAGCCCCGATCGAACCCGCGCGCGGCGGCGGTGTGCCCAACGGCATGCCGGATCCATCCAACACCAAGGCCTACATCGCCTGGGCGAACGCCCAGGAACAGGCACAACGCTAAATAGGAGCCACCCATGGCAAATAACCTCGTTACCTCGCAGGTCATCACCAACGAAGTCCTGCGCATCGCTCATAACAAGAGCGCCTTCCTGGGCAACATGAATTCCGATTACAAGGATTCGTGGGAAAAGGATCTGAAGCCGGGCCAGAAGGTCAGCGCGCGCGCGCCGGTCCAGTTCATGCACCGCGACGGCGAAACCGCCGTCGTGCAGGACATCACCGAGCGCAACGTCGACATCCCCCTGCAGCCGCTGCTGGGCCTGGACTTCGCCGTCGGCTCGACCGAGCTGACCACCTCGGTCGGCAGCAATGGCCAGGTCAACAAGGCATTCAAGGAGCGCTACCTGGAACCGGCAGGCCTGAAGCTGGCTGCACTGCTCGACTACCGCCTCGGCATGCTGCTGAAGAATGGCACACACCAGATCGTCGGCACCCCGGGCACGCCCCCGGCCTCCTTCGCCGATCTGCTGCAGGCCGGTGTGCCGCTGGATCGTATGAGCGTGCCGCGCGACGGCAAGCGCATGGCCGCGATCGAGCCGGGCGCGAATGCCACCATCGTGGCGGGCCTTGCCGGGCTGTTCAACAACCCAACTGTGCTGTCCGAGCAGTACAAGACCGGCGTCATCAAGACTGGCGCCGGCCTCGACATCGCTATGAGCCAGAATGTGCCAGCGCACACGGTCGGGGCACTGGGCGGCGCGCCGCTGGTCAACGGCGGCAACCAAGGCACGATCAACGTGGGCGCGACCGACAACCCGTATGCCGCGACCACCAACCTCGTCACCGACGGCTGGACCGCTGCTGCCGCGCAGCGCCTGAACAAGGGCGACACCTTCACGATCGCCGGCGTGTACTCGGTCAATCCGGAAACTAAGGCTTCGACCGGCCAGCTGCAGTCGTTCTTGGTGACGGCTGACGCCGCGTCGGACGCAGCAGGCAACCTGAACATCGTGTGCAGCCCGGCCATCATCGCTGGCGGCGCCTACCAGAACGTGACCAACCGTCCGGCCGACAACGCCGCCATCACCATCACCTCCGGCGCCGCCGGTACGACCTACACCCAGAACATGGTGTGGCACCGTGACGCGATCACCTTCGTCTCGCCCAAGCAGGAACTGCCGGGCGGCATGGACATGGCGCACCAGGCGTCGCTGGCCGACGAAGGCGGCGTTTCGCTGCGCTTCGTGCGCGGCTTCGACATCACCAACAACAAGTTCATCAGCCGCTTCGACATCCTGTGGGGTGCCGCGGTGACGCTGCCGAACTTCGCCGTCCGCCGTACCAACTAAGGCGGCCCCGGGCCGGCTGTGCAGGCTGGCCCTCCCCTTCCTCAACTTCAGGAGCAACCATGTATCCGCTGAATATGAAACTGACCGAAGGCGTCGGCTTTGCCGTGGCCAACGACGAAGACGAACACCAGGCGCTGACCTCTCAGGGCTACGGCCCGGCCTACGTCGCCCCGGCCAAGCCGGCGAAGCAGACCAAGGGCGCTGCCAGCGCCTCGACCGGCGCTGACGAGTAATCCATGACGACGGCCCGCACCATCATCACGCTCGCGCTCGAGGCCATGAACAGGCTGGCACCGGGCGAGACGCTCGACGCGGACCTCGCCGCCGCCTGCCTGCGCCGCCTGAACGCGATCGCCGACGACTGGAGCGCGGGCCGCGACATGGCGCCGCAAGACGTGATCGCCGCCGGCGTTGTCAACGGTACCAGCTTGCAGCTGGGCGTCGACGCATTCGTAGCGATCCCGGTCGGACAGGAGATCATCGGCGCGCAGTCCGACGGCTATCCGATGGACCCGGTCACGATGCAGCAATATAACGACATCCGACTCAAGGATCAGGGTGGTCGTCCTGAAGTGTACGCGTGGGACGGCTTGGCGACGGTATATCTGTGGCCGGCCGCCGGCGGGAACACGGTCAGCCTCCTCACGCGCGCACCGTTCTCCAGCTTCGCCGACCTCGACACCGCCTACACCCTTCCGTCAGGATACCAGGGCGCCTTCGCTGCGTCGCTGGCTGTGGCCATGGCGCCGGCGCTTCTGGGCACCGCGACGCCCGCGCTGCTGCTGGCGGAGAAGAAGGCTCGCTTCAATGTCGCGAACGCGAATGTACGCCCCGCGATCATCGCATCTAACCCGCTGATGCCGCGCGCGAACTGCGGCAACATCCTGAAGGGGTGGAACTGATGGCTGGCCGTAACTTCGTTGCCTGCATCGGGCCCAGCTACCACCTGGACGACCGCAAGGCCGCTGTGCAGACGGCGATCAACTGCTACCTCGAGCAGATCGAGGGCCTGGGCGAGACGCGCACGCTGACGCAGGTGTCGGCGCCCGGGCTGGCCCTGTACCTCTCCGTGGGCGCGGCCGTGCGCGGGCAACGCAATGTCGAGGGCCGCTGGTTCGTGGTGGCCGGCGGTACGCTGTTCGAGATCGTCAACGGCGCACCAGTAAACCGCGGGACGCTGTCGAGCGCGGAAGGTAGCGTCGGCATGTCCCACAACAACAGCCAGCTGGTGATTGTGAGCGGCGCCGGTGGCGACGTGTTCAATCTGGCCGCCAACGTGCTTACGCCCATCACTTCGGAAGGCTGGCGCGGCTCGAAGACGGTTGGCTACATTGACGGCTACACCGTGTTCGTGGCGCCCGACACCGACCAGTTCTACATCAGCGCGATCGACGACACGAGCACGATGGACGCGCTCGACTTCTCGTCGGCGGACGCGCAGCCGGATAACATCGTTAGCTCCCTTGTGCAGCACCGCGAGCTGATCCTGTTCGGGCTGTACTCGACCGAGATCTGGATCGACAGCGGCGGCGCCCTGTTCCCGTTCGTGCGTTACAACGCGGCGCAGATCGACGTCGGCTGCGTCGGAACGGACGCATGCATCGTGGCCGCCGACTCGGTGTTCTGGATCGGTCAGACGCGAACCGGTCGCGGCATCGTGTACATGATGTCTGGACACGCGCCGCAGCGGGTATCTACGCGCGCGATCGAGCAGTTGCTGGCCAAGTCGACCGACCTGTCTAGGGCGGCGATGTGGACCTACCAAGTCGACGGCCACGAGTTCATCGGAATCAACGCGCCCGGCCTGGCTACCACGCTGGTGTTCGACGCCGCCATGCAACAGTGGCACGAGCGCGCCGAGTGGGGCTCGGGTTGGGCACCGCTGCGCGTTACCTCTGTGTGCCTGGTCAACGGCGGCCAGTACGCTGGCGATGCGCAGGGCAACCTGTACCTGATCGATCCCTACACCTATGCGTACGGGACGGCCCCGCTGGTGCGCGAACGCACCTGGCCACACCTGGTCAAGGCCAGTATGGAGCCGATCACGTACCGCGGCCTCGAGCTGGCCTGCACGACAGGCTACGGCGGCAACGTCACGCTCGAGATCTCGAACGATGGCGGCTTCAACTTCGGACCTAAGTTGATGCGCTCGCTGGGCGCGGTTGGCCGCTGGATGCAAAAAGTGCGCTGGATTATGCTCGGCACCGCCAGCGACCGCGTTTTCCGCATCCGCTGTTCTGACCCGGTCCCATTCAACATCCATGCCGTTGCGGTCGACGATGCTTAACGTCCCGGCCCCAACCCGCATTCCGCTCGCCACGCTGCAGGTGGGCGGCAAGACCGTGGAAGTGTTCCTGTCGCCTGAGTGGGCTCGCTACTTCCAGTCGCTCAACACGCAGGTGACGGAATCGGCCGCGACTCTGGCCACTGCACTCGGCATGACACTGATAACGGAAGTCGACGGCGGTCAGGAGGACCAGCTCGCGCCGGGCTACGATTTTTCACACGGCGCCTACGCGGGTGGCTTCAGCTCGCTGACCTACTCCGCGGCGCTGGCCGGCAGTACCGGTACGATCAAGATCGGCGACGCGCAGTTTTACAACGATGCGCCGGGCGCCGCCGGCATTCAGTTCTACAAGGATGCGGCCGGGAAGGTCGGCATTGGAATTGTCCCGACCGCAGCATTCGAGGTGTTTTCCGCGGGCGCCGAGTACTCGGTCAAGTGGAGCAAGACCGGCTCGAACAAATGGGCGCTCGGCTCATACGCCGGCGGCGCCTACCTGGTCAACGACACCACGGGCGCCAAGCATCTGCAGTTCACGGACGCCGGGCTAACCCTGATCTGCGGCGGCGGCGCCGCGGCGATCTACGTCGACGCATTGCAGAGAGTCGGCATTGGCGCGGTCAGCTCTGGCGCCGCGCTGTACGTCGCCGGCGGGGTGAACGCGACGAGCGGCTACGCCAGCAACGGCGCCGCCGGCATCACGGCAACCGTTACCGGCGCGGACGGCCTCTCGATCACCATCAGCGGCGGCGTGGTAACGGGCGGGCATTCTGGGACCCCAGGTATCACAGGAACGATGACGAGCGCGTCGCTCACGGGAAAAACACTCACCTTCACCAACGGCCTCATTACAGGATTTGCATAGGAAACCATGGCTTCGAACAAAACTTTCCGCTTTGGCCCGGTTGCGCTGACGGCTGCGTTGACCACTAACCTGCTCAATCCGCCAACCGCGGCCGGGGGCGTGAACGCGGGCGCCTCCCCGCAGTACATCGTGCTGAAGCACCTACGGATCACGAACAAGACCGCGGCAGCGGCTTCATTTTCGATGTGGCTGGGCGCGACCGGCGCGAACGCGGCCGGTACCGAAGTGGTCGGCCAGGGGCAGGTCGTGCCCGCGAACAGCTCCTACGACTGGTACGGGCTGATGCGAATCGATGCCCCGGACTTCCTGGTGGGCGGGGCCAGCACGGCTGGCGCGCTGTCGGTATCCGGCGAGGGTGAGATCGGGGTGGCGGGCTGATGAAGCTGATCAAATTCACCTATGGCAAGGGCTTCGCCCCTGTCATTTCGATGCGCCAGAAGGTCGAGCGAATCCAGGAGAAACTCGCGACGCTGACTCCGTACGAGCCGGTGACCCGGCACTATTTTCACGCTGGCATGTACTGCCGAGAGGTATGGCGCAAGGCCGACGTGCTCGTGGTGGGGAAGGTTCACAAGAAGGAGCACTTCTACCTGATCGTCAGCGGTACGGTGCTCATCACGGACGGAATCGGCGAACCACAGCGCTTCACAGGTCCCCACATGATCCAGAGCGCACCAGGGACCAAGCGCGCTGTTTACGCCGAAACCGACGTGCTTTGCATGACCTTTCATCGCACCGACGCGACGACGGTCGAGGCCGCAGAGGCCGAACTGGTCGAGGATGATCCAACGGCGATGTACACGCACGGGAACCGAATCAAACAACAGGACTGCGAGGTGTTGCAATGACGTTTTGGGTAGCCGGAGCGGCCGTCGTAGGTACGATCGGCGGGGCGATGATCTCGTCCAACGCCGCAAGCAAAGCGGCCGACAAGCAGGCGCAGGGCAATGCCAACGCGCTCTCGGAGAATGCGCGCGAGTTCGACATCACCCAGGCCAACCAGGCGCCATACCTGGCGGCAGGCAAGACGGCTCTGGGTCAACTCGCCACCGAAAACGATACGCCGCTCGACACCAGCACGATCCAGATGGATCCTGGTTACCAGTTCGGTCTAAGGCAGGGCCAGCAGGCCATCGCCCGGCAGACCGCAGCGGCAGGTGGACGTATTTCGGGCGCAGCCCTGAAGGCAGCCGCGCAGTACGGCACCGACTATGCGACCACTGGCTACAACACGGCCTACGCGCGAGTCAACCAGGCGCGCACGGATCGCTTGAACCGGTTAGCTGCGCTGGCGGGGATCGGTCAAACCGCCACCCAGAACGTTGGCGCCCAAGTTGCAAACAATGCCGGCGCAAACAGTGCGCTTATGGTGGCGGCCGGGAACAATGCCGGCGCCGCCACTCTGGCCCAAGGCAACATCTGGGGCAATGCCACGAACCAGCTGGCAGCGCTGTATGGCCGCAATTACACCAGTAACACGGGCATTACCGACGCCCAGGTAAACCAAAGTCACGCCGATCAGATGGCGTACATCAACAGTCAACTGCCGGGAGGGTAAGACATGGCTGAGGGGAACATTTTTCAGCAGTACTTGACGCCGCCGAAATCGGTAGCCGACTACACCGCCGAGATGGATCAGGCGGACATGCGGAGGAACGCGCTTCAGCAGAGCGCGCTCGCCGTCCAGCAGGCGCAGGCGAATCTCGCCAACGCCGCTGACGTTGCAGGCCAACGGAATGCCTTGCGAGCTGCGGTCACATCTGGGCAGATCGACCTTACCAACCCGGCACATACCAGCCGTGCGCTGGCGATCGCCCCGGACGTAGCCCCGGGCATGCTCAAGACGGTGCAGGACACTGCGAGCGCGCAGGCGACGGCCGCGATGAACAAGGCCACCACGGTAGCCACCACGCAGAAGACGGCTGCGGCCGACTACGATCTGCGTATCAAGAAAAGCGACCAGGCGATCAAGGACATTGCTGGCTTCGCCACGCCGCAGGATGCGCTTGCGAGTTTGCAGGCGCACGTGGCGGCAGGCGATGTCGATCCCGCCAAGGCGCAGCTGATCCAGCAGGGCATGCCGCAGGATCCAGCCAAGTTTTCAGACTGGAAAATTGGGATGATCCGCAACATCATGAGCGCGAAGGAGCAGATGCAGTACTCGGCGCCGGATGCCAACACCGTCGCCACCAACACGCGCATCGCGGCCGAGGGTGTGGCCAATCGGGCGAACCAGATCAAGGTGCAGCAGATGATCGGTGACCGCCAGGACAAGAGCGGCGACGACGGCTCCGGCCTGAGCGATGCTACCAAGCAGCGCATCGCTCAGCAGGCGGTCGACTCCGGGGATTACAGTGGCTTGAAGAACATCGGTCGTGGCCAGCAGGGCGCCAAGGACCTGCGCGGCATCCAGAACGCGATCACCGATTATGCGAGCAGCAAGGGGATGTCGCCGGGCGACATCTCCGCCAAGCTGGCCGAGTTCGAGGCCATGAAGGCCGGCATGAAGGCATCGGCCAACATCAGCGCGAAGATCGAGAACGCCGCCGCCGAAGCCGACCAGCTGGCACCGCTGGCGATCGACGCCGGCCGCCAAGTGGCGCGTTCTGGCTTCCTACCGTTCGGCCGCGCGCAGGTTATGTTCAACAACCAGACCAACGACCCGGCGGTGAACAAGTTCGCTACCGCGAACATCGGCCTCGCCACGGCCTACGCCAGCGCGATGGCGCGCGGCAACAAGCCGACCGTGTCCGACAACGAACACGCGCGTGATCTGCTGAGCACCGCCAAGAGTCAGGAGGCCTACGAGGCCATCGTGGGCCAGATGCAGCAAGAGATCAAGGCCGCGCGGGCAGCGCCGCAGCGCGTGCGCGACAACCTGCGTGGCGAGATCAGCGGCAAGGGCGGCGCAAGCACTGGATCGCCGGCTGGCAAGCCATCGCTCTCCGACATCTTTGGGCATTAAACCATGAGCGATATCCAGGAGAAGATCGCCAAGGCGAAAGCAGCCGGGTACAACGACGCCGAGATCGCCAGCCATCTGGCGGACTCTCCCGACTACGGAAACAAGGTCAAGGCCGCCACCGCCGCCGGATACAAGCCGGAGGAGATCATCAGCCACCTCGCGGGCGCATCGGCGACGCCCGCTGCGTCGGCCACACCGGCCAGCAGCAGCGGCAGTACGCTCGTCGACGGCATCAAGGGTCTGGCGGCCGGCGCCGGTGAGGGCTTCGGCAAGACGGTGCTGGGCGCGCAGCGGCTGGCAGGCAAGCTGATCGACTCTGCCGGCGGCGCTGCGGCGGATTCGTCGCCCACGCTGTCGAGCCTAATCACTGGCAAGAAGCCGCCATCGCTGGCTGAACGCGCCGGAAACACGCTGGTGGCGGCGATCCCGGCCGGAGGCCTGGCGTTGAAGGTACTGAACGCGACGGGCGTGGGCAAGTGGCTGGTGGAAGATGCGGACGCAGGCAAGGCCAAGCTCGAGGCTGAGAATGCACCGTACAAGACGGCCAGCCCGACCATGAACGGCATCGGTCAGGTTGGCGGCTCGATCGTGGCCACGCTGCCGGTCGGAGGCATGGTGCCGAACGCCCTGCGCGGCGCTGCCGGGGCGAAAACCGTAATCGGCGTCATCCCGCGCGCCGCCCAGGCCGCCGGCGTCGGCGCCGTGTACGGCGGCGTGACCGGTACTGCGAACTCGAGCGCGGATACCATCGCCGGCATGCTGGCCGACGGCGCAAAGTCGGCCGTCACCAGCGCGGCGCTCGGCGGCTCGGCGACGCCGGTGACGGCCGCGGTGGGCGCCGTCGGCGGAAACGTGGCGCAGCGCCTGTCCAAGACCAGCGCGGCGGAATACGCGAAGCAGAAGGTTGCCGAGGCGCTGGCGCGCGACGCGCGCGGGACTCTCGCTACCGGCGGCTACACGAACCCCCTGACCCAGATCGCGGCACGCTTTGCCAAGCTGGGCGACGAGGCGACGCTGGCCGACGCAGGCGGACGTAACACGAACCAGCTGCTCGACACGCTCGCGACCCTGCCCGGCCGCACCAAGGAGGCAGCATACAACCTGCTGCGGCAGCGTACGGCGGGCGTCGGCGATCGCATGCGGACCGCGGCCGAAGAGGCGCTCGACACCCAGGGCCAGCGCCTGCCGACTACGGTGGAGTCGCTGATCACGCGCCGGCAGCAGGACTCGGCGCCGCTGTACGACCAGCTGCGCAAGATCGACATCGCCCCGAGCCAGGACCTGGTCGAGATCGTGAAGCATGCCGACGAACTGGGCGTGACGAAGCTGGGGCGCGAGATCGCGACCGCGCGCCAGATGCCGTTCACGCTCGACGCCGAGCAACCCGCGCGCTGGAACATGGGCGACCTCGACCACGTGAAGCAGGGCATCGACCAGGTGCTGTCGAGCCGCAAGGCGCTCAACCAGGACGGCACGCTGACGCCGCTGGGCACGGCTTACCAGGATCTGAAGACGAAGCTGGTCGGCGCGCTCGATGCCGCGACTAAGAACGGCAAGACCGGTGAGTCGCTATACCGGAATGCGCGCGAGGCCTTCGCGGAGCCGTCGAAGCTCATCGACGCGGCCAACGCCGGCAAGTTGGCGATCAACCGCGACGAGGCCAGCATCACGAGCACGATGAAGGGGATGTCGGACAACGAGCTGCAGGCTTTCCGCATCGGTGCATTCGAAGGACTGCGCGCGAAGCTCGGCACCCAGGGCGGCCAGACGAATATCATGAACATGTGGAAGGAGCCGGCCACGCAGGAGAAGCTAAAGGCCGTGTTTGGTGACCTGCGCGCCTACCGCGAATTCGCCTCGGATGTCGCGAAGGAAGCGCAGCTGAAGCGTCTGCAGAGCGTCGGTACCGGGTCCCAGACGGCCGCGCGCCAGGCCGGCATGGGCGACCTCGACCTGGCGGCGCTGACCGAGGCCGGCGGCGCGCTCGGCGCGGCGAAGTCGGGCAACCTGCTGTCGGCGATCGGCTCGGCCAAGAACGCATGGAACCGCGTGGCGACCCCGCAATCGGTGCGCGACGAGATGGGCAGCATGCTGCTGTCCAAAGGCCCCAATGGCGCGCGCAACCTGAACAGCCTCGAGGCCCTGGTCCAGAGCATCAATAACCGGAACCTCCTGCTGTCGAACGGCGTCGGTGTTCTGGGCGGCCAGATCGGTAGTAAGATCGCCACGCCGACGCAGCTGAAGTAATCCATACCGCTTTATCCACCAGCACCTGCAGCTGGTGGCTTTTCTTCAATCCAGCCCTGCTCACGCGGGGCTTTTGTTTTAGGACGATCAATGCCAGCCAGCCAGCCAGCAAATTTCAACCTGCAGGAGTTCACCGACGTCGGCAAACCGCTGGTGGGCGGCAGGATCTACACCTACGCGTACGGGACAACCCAGCAGCAAATTGCCTACACTGATCCGGACGGATTGGTGCCGCATACCTACACGGCCGATGGCGCCGGTGGCCAGTACATCGCGCTGAATGCGCGGGGCGAGCTGCCGGCGCCGCTGTATCTTGGAGCCGGCTCGTATGATATTTCTCTCAAGCGCGCCGATGGTTCGACAGTGTGGACGCGAAAGGCAGATGGCGTCGACGGTTCTCTTCGATCGTGGATGGCGCTGCTCACAGCCTCACTCGGCGCATCCCTAGTCGGCTTCGCCCAGGCCGACGCCAACGCCGTCGCACGCACCGTGCTGGATGATCTCCGCGACCGCCCGGTGAGCATCAGTGCATTCGGCGCGCTAGGCAAAGGCAACGACCGCGCCATCGTTCAGGCTGCTGTCAATTTCTGCAAAAACGGCAAAGTACTCGATCTCGGCTCGAACGTGCTGGACCTGGGCATTGTGGCGCCCGGCGCGCCGGCCATCACGATCGACAGTCCGGTTAACATGAAGATCATCGGCAACGGCGCGCTGGTCAAGTGCATCGCTACACTTGACCGTTGCGTTGCCATTGCGGTGAAAAATCCGATTAACTTCATCAGCGATGGCGTCGAATTCACGAACCCCGGCTTCGATATCTCGCAGACGCAAAGTGGCGTGAACCGCATCGGCATCTATGGCTACTATCCGTACGCCACCGCTCCGTACACGGCAGCGTCGCCTTGCGGCCCGGTGAGCATCACGGGTGCTGCCCATGATTGTCTTGGATTTGTCGTGGTCGACAGTACCACCCAGCTTGGCGTTCACGGCGCCGTGCCCTTCGCAATGAAGAACGTAAAGGTGAGGGGGCATTGCGAGCGCGTCTACTATGGCGTGTCGTCAATCTACGGCGCCACGGACGTGGATGTCGAAATGAGCCACCAGGACGTACGACGCGGCTTTATCTCGTACGGCCAGCAGCGCGCCAAGATTGACCTTTCGCTGAACTGCAGCGCGGGATTCCTCGGGTCCAACGCTTATGTCGAACTGGCGTGTGAAGGCCAGGCGAACGGCAACGTGCGAGACATCGACATTCGGGTTCGCGTCGATGGAGTGGAAGCCCACGAAAACATCGTGAACTTCTATCACCAGCAGGCCGGCGCCGCCGGTTCGATCGGCAATGTGAAGGCGCGCGTGACCTTCAACTACCTGACCACCGCAGGTAAGGCCGCGGGCCTGAATTCGCTGGCCGCCTTCTGTTTCCTGCACGAGGATCCAGTCACCGCCAACCCGATCAGCCCAACCGCGCGACTGACCGAAAATTGCGACATTGATTGCGATGTCCTCGGGGCAATCTCTGGCCCGCGCGTGCGCCTGTCCAGCTCGCCTAGCACTAAGGTGCCGATCACGCTGGGCCGCGGTGTTACCGAAGGCATGACGGACTTCGGCATGTTCCAGCTCTGGAAGGTGCGCCGCGGTTCGCTCACGCTGCCATTCACGCCTTACGCCTACGGCCGCACTACGCTGGGCGCGGCCAACTACAACATGCAGAAGGGCACGATGTCGATTGTCGACGGCGTGGCTTCCTGCTCGATCTCGTTGAACTGGACGGCCCACACCGGCACCGGAAATCTGATGGTCACGCCGCTGCCTGTACAGGGCATTTCATCGGCCACGATCGGTAACCCAGCCGCTGCTGTCATTTCCAGCGGTTTTGGCCCGGCCGGCGGCCAGATCGGCGCGCTGCTGACCGACCAGATGGACACCTTCACCATCTACTCGGTCGACTCGACCACCCACGCCATTTCAATCCCGGCAGTACCAGCCGCCGGGAACCTCTACCTGAGCTGCTCATTCCCGCTTTACACCTGAAGCATCAATTAAACCAAACGCAGGCCGCCTTCGGGCGGCTTTTTCTTTTCCTGAAAGGTCGACATGAAAACCACCCCCATCACCGGTCGCGCGCCGGTCCTGCGCCATGTGCGCGCCGCGTGAGGACCTGCCTGCCCAACCCCCGCAGGTAGATCCGCCGCCCCACTTCCCGACCGTCCCCAACATGAGCGAACACGTCAAACATGCACTCGACGCTGCATCCACCATGACCGCCGCAGCCACGATCACAGGCTGGTTTGTCAACGCGCTGCCGCCGCTGGCCGCGCTCGCGTCGATCCTCTGGATCGGCTTCCAGTGGTACCACTCCGCGCCAATGAAGGAATGGCGCGAAAAACGAAAGGCCAAGAAATGAACATCAAAGCCCGTATCGAGACGGCGCTGCGCTCGACCGGCGTATGGTTCAACGCCGTGCTGCTAGCCGCGCTGCCGTTCACCGACGCCATCCTGAGCGGCGTGCGCGACAACCTGCCCGACATGGCACCGTACCTACCGCCGAACATTTACAAGGCGGTGGGCTTCGTCGTGGTCGTTTTCAACCTTGTCAGGGCCGCTCAGCGCGCGCACCAGGCGGCACTGACCAAAGGAGTTGGATGATGTCGGCGGCCGATATGAAGCCGTCCCCCGTCTGCCGCGCGCTGGCCTGCGCCTTCGAGCAGCGTCGCCTGACCGCCTACCTGTGTCCCGCTGGCGTGCCGACGATCGGCTGGGGGCACACGAAGGGCGTGAAGCTGGGCGACACCTGCTCAGTGCAGCAGGCCGACATCTGGCTGACGCAGGACCTGGAAGACGCCGCGGCTGCCGTCTCGTCGCTCGTGCACGTGCCGCTCACGCAAGGTCAGTTCGACGCCCTGACCGACTTCGTGTTTAACCTGGGTGCCGGCCGCCTCAAGAGCTCGACGCTGCTCCAGCTGCTGAACGACGGCCGAGTGTTCGCGGCTGCAGACCAGTTCGAGCGCTGGGTGCATGGAAAAGTGAATGGTCAAGACGTTGTACTGCCCGGCCTGGTCAAGCGGCGCGCGGCTGAGGCGGCGATGTTCCTCGACAGGAAGGCGGTGTCAGCATGAGCCGCCTCGAGCAACTTTTGGCCGGCACCCTGGTGCTAATCGCGCTGGCCGTGGCCGGCTGGTTCGGCCTGGACCACTACGGCGCGGCGCGGTACCAGGCCGGCTACGCCAAGGCCGTCGACGACCGCGCGCAGGCCGACGCCAAGGCCGTGCTGGTGCGCGCCGGCGAGAACAAGGCCAAGGCCGCCCAGCAGGCCACCGACAACACCACCATCACGAAGGAGAAAGACGATGAAATTGCCGCTTTGCGTGCTCGCCTTGCTGCTGCTCCACGGCTGCGCGTCGGCGCCGCAGTATGTCCCGACCGACCTGCCACCGCCGCCCACGCCGAAGGCGCCGCCAGCAGCGACAGCCCCAATCCATCCGCCCGGGTGGTTTCAGCAGCGGCTGACCGAGATTTTAAGCAGCTGATTCAGGACGTCGAACAGGACCTGGCTACCGGCCGAGCGTGCCAGGCTTTCTTGCAGAAGAATGGATTGGAGCCGTGATGGACGTTCACGTGATCACCCCGCACGCAGTGCACCACATCATGCGCGTGGTCGACGGCAAGGTGATCATCGTGCCGCCGCCGGCCGCGTGATACCAGGCCGTGATAACTCACACGTCATCTTGGCGGTGACCGCGGCCCGCGATTCTCGCACCTGCAGGCGGCATTCCGTGGTGCGCTCGTCCATGCGCTTGTACTGCTCGACGTCGCCCTTGCTGCCGTAGTAGCAGGCCAGCCATTTGGCCTCATGTCCCGGGAACCGGTACAGGATCTCGTAGCCGCCCCGGGTCTTCGTCTCATCGCCTCCAGCGAGCTCAGCTTGATGCTCGGCGCCTGCTCGGATTGCGGCTGACGTCAGGCGCTGCGACTGGTGCGATTGCGGACACTCGACCGTCTGCGCCACAGCGGCCGGCGCGACCAGGCATGCCAGCAGGAGCGCCCTCATACCATCACCACATAGAACTGGTCGGCATTGTCGCAGTCGCCGTAGGTGTTCCCGTCTCGATAGCTCTTCTCGCCCAACGGGTAGATGTCTCGCCACTTGACGATGTTCCTTGGGCGCCTACCCCTGAATTGGTCCATCACCCGGATGCTCATCACCTTGCCGCTGACGCTGCGCGTGAAATCCATGAAGAGCGCGGCGTGGTACTTGTGGCGGTTCGGAAAACGCCCATCCAGAAAGTTGGCGATCACGGTTCCCGGGTTCAGGTAGCTGAGGTCGACCACGCGCGGGCCAGGCCTCCATCTGCTCGTCGGCCCTATGCTCGTCACGCACTGGACGAGTGCGACGCACTCGCCGTCACGGTAGGGCTCGTGACCCTGTAGCGCGTCCACATCACCCTGATAAATCACTGCTCCCATGTGCCCTCCATTGTCGATGAGGACATGGTGCGCTTGTTGGGTTTACAGCAACTTATCGACTGTCAACGCTCGGAAGGCGGCAGATCAAGAGCACGCCCGCGGCGCCGCTCGGGCTCGGCCAGCACACGGCAGGTCAGCGCGAAGCCGGCGCCCTGTTCGGCCAGGAAGGAAGCCGCGGCGCGCGGGCCGAGCTCGTGGTGAATGTCCAGCGCCTGGTCGACGGCGGCGGCAAGGTGGGTGTTGGAACGGTCGGTAGTCATGGCCGCCATGTTGCCGCGAGCGCGTGGGCTGCTGCTGACCCTGCTCAACAGTGCTGCTACACTCGACCCATGTACGGAAAAGTTAAACGGCTGCGCGAGCGCGGCAAGCGCCTCTCGGATCGCGACATCGCGAACGCACCCTTCGTCGAAGGCCAGCTGAGCCTATTCAGCATGGGCGGCGTGTTCGTGCTATCGGTGCGCGACCCGAACAATCAGGTCGGCCCATGGCTTTATCCCGAGCTGCACGATGCGCGCCTGGTCGGCATGCACAACGGAAAAATGGCATTCAAAGGCGAGGAGCGACCGCAAGGTGATGACGGGCCGGCGTTCGTGCAGGAGTGGTCAGTGCTGATCACCTGCTGAAGCTTTTAGGTTCAGCGCACTGCGGAATCGGGTATGACAGGAGCAGCATGTTCCTTCAGTTCTGGCACGGAACGATGCAACGTGTACAAGAGCTCATGAGCAATTTGGCGGATACATGCGAGCTCGGGTTTGCCCCCGGCAGGCTTTCCGTCTTGCATCTTGTCGCTGTCTGGTTCGCTTTTTCTGAAAAAATAACGCAGACCGTTTTCGCGCGATAGTGACTGATATGCTTCTTCAAGATCAGGATCCACATGCGCACCGCCATCGGTATCGGCGACGTTTTGAACAAGCGTCATCCGACTAAAAGTGGGTCCCGCCGCCATCTTTAAAACCGGCTCTTGCCACCACTCAGAAAATGGCAAAGGCCGGTAACCGTGATCCAGTGCAGACCCCGCAATGTCAGGCACGGCCGTAAGGCCGTCCTTGCCGACATCCATCCAAATCAAGGGATTCGCCATTACTTGGTCATCCGTGATTGGCTCACCAGACGCCCAATAACGCCCAGTTCGATAACCCAACTGATCTAGTAAAGCACGAGACCGCCCTTGGAGATGAAGCAAGACCCTAAGGCTCAGCGCAATATGCTTCCCAGCAGCTTCGAAACCCCGATCATAGCTTTCGCAAGACATGCGCAACAGCTGGAGCTGATCGACCAACTCGCGCTTGAGATCTTCTTTGGAACGAGCTACCCGCTTCGGTTTTGTCATTTCAGCCCCAACGAAAAAAGCCACCTGAAGGTGGCTTCCGCTAACGAATATTAGATGAGTATCTAATATACAGTGCTGTTGATCTGTACAGCTTTCGCTGTAAGTTATTGATTCTATTGGTCGGGGCGAGAGGATTCGAACCTCCGACCACCTGCACCCCATCCGGGACCTCTACCGGCCGTAACCCGCATGAATACTGGCTCTGCGCCAGAGTCATCTAATATACAGTGGTCGGAAGTCGCATCACTTTGCCCCAGAAATGGCGGGCTCATCAGGCGATATTAGATGGTTCCAAGGCAGTTTCATGTCGATCGCCGACACGTCCGGGACCGCTTCCTTGATGTAGATTTCGCTGGTCTTCGAGCTGGTGTGCACGAGGCGCTTTTGGATTTCAGCCAGGTGCTTGCCGGCCTTGGCCGCGTCGGTAGCGCCCAACGAGCGCAGATCCTTGAACGTCACGTCGTCCTTGATACCGGCGCGGTCCTTGGCGCGGTCCCACATCGAGATCAGGCCGGTCTTTGCGTAGGGCGTCCCCTTCTGGGTCGGGAACAGGTACTGGTTCGACGCCGGCAGCTCGTAGGTCTCTTTGATGGAGCGCGCGCGATCGATCACGCTCTGGATCGCCGGCGTGATGTGGATGTCGACCACCTTCCCGCTGCTCTTCTTCGTTTTGCTGGGCTGGATCCGGATGTAGCCGCCATCGATCTGGCTTTCCTTCATTGTCCGGATGTCGATCGCGCGCGCCCACAGCAGGTAGGCCATGTCGATGATGCAGGCGAACATCGGGCCGCTGGCGGTCGGAATTCGCTGGCCGGTGTCCTTGCGTGCCTTGCTGTACATGCCGGCGGCGCGGATCTTCTGCACCTGGTCGTGCGTCAGCAGCACGGTACGGCGCTCCGTCTCGAACTCGCCCAGGTCGAGCTGGTCGATCGGGTTGTCCTGGCGCAGGCCCAGGCCGGACACAGCGTACTTGAACAGCTTGGCGGCCAATGCGCCGTACTTGCGAGCCGTGTTCGGCTTGTTGGCGAACTTCTCGCGCAGGAAGTCGGCAAATTCCTTGGTGGTGACCTCGACCACCTGGAAGGCCTCGAACTCGTCTGCGATCACGTCCAGGTACCGGCCGTAATCCTCCTGCACCGGCTTCGTATACTTGCCGAGCTTCTTCGCCTTGAACTCGGCGCACAGGTGGGGCATGGTGCCTTCCACGTGGGTCTTGCTGCCGAGGAGTGTGGCCAGCGCGTTCAGCATGGCGATCTCGCCGTCTTCCACCGCGCACAGGCGAATCCAGGTCTTGAGCTCCTTCGTCTTCGGGTCGCGGATCTTCTCCGGCGCCACGTAGTAGTAGGCGTTGAATTTGATGTACACCCGGCGCGGGAGCCCGCGGTTCGTCTTGCGCTGCCTGTTCATTGCCTTGCTGATTTCCTCTTTGGTGCCGGACTGATCGGCGCCGGTGCGCTGCTCGGGTTCTTCACGTGGGCCCGGAGAACGCACACGGTGTTGTCGATCTTGCGCAGCTTGGCCGGGATACCGAGTTCGGTGAGCGCGGCCAGCTGCTTCTTCGGAAGTTTGTAATGGGTGATCCCGAAGATCTCTTCGGGCGAAAGGGTCAAGTCATACTGCTGCATAGCTACTCCATCCCGGTCTCGGGCACGCGCCGCCGCTCCGCGCGAGGCGCCGCTTCGGCGAAGCCTGGGCGCACCGTTCCCGGAAGAGCGGGAACGACCTGACCGCGCCGATCATAGCCATTGCGGCGGCGCTCACTCGGAATGCTGGAAAACCACGCCACCGTCTGGCG